ATATATTATAATGACAAAAAAAACTCCTAAATCATTTCGCATAAAAATACATAAAATGGAAAAATTTTATCGTAACAAACTTTTATTTTTTAAAATGAAAATGAGAGCATTATCCTCTAAAACGCATTTTTCACGCTTTTTCCAATCCTATTTCCAAAAATAAAAAAACTACACAAAAATACCTTGTGTAATTTTTCAAAATCGAAAATCAAATTGGAAATCACGAAAAAAGTGACTTTGCTACATCCATCAAAAGCACACCACTTTTTTTGGTTGAAAAAGCTTCACTACATCATGTAGGTAGCCACTACATAAATATATATTCAATAATCCTAATAATAAATAACCTACATGATGTAGAGAGATAATATCAGAGATAATTTATGTCCCAAATAAGACGATTCCATATAAAAAATACGCATTTCCCGTTTTTGGAGGATGTTTTACGGTTAACCGAACCATTCTAACAAATATATCCAAATAGGTATGTAAACATATTTATTCAACACAAGTATTTTTTTTTGTCTTCACTGTCCAAGTAGACGCTTTTGCTGATAGACCTGACAATTTTTCCGGTTTCTTTTTCATCAAAGTCTACATCAGTCATAATGTTACAAATAAGGTCTGTAAATCTCATTTGTTTACTCTCTACAGTGTCCCATCCTCGGTTAGCTTCTTTCCATCTACTTATCAATGTCCTCTTCTTTCTTATCAGGGTTTTTATGCTATCTACTACCTTGAGCAATTCAGTATCCTTTTCCCAGATATCCGCTTCCTTCACGTAGAGGGTTTTTCTCGTGGCATCCGTACAGTGTATAGGTCGTTCTAGTATATCCAATTTGTTTAGGCCATTGGTTATCATATTGGTAATGGTTTTTGTTAGGCCATTTTCGATGGTGCTATCATATGTTGCTGCGGTAATAGGTAGTGAATCAATAAAATCAGTCAAGTTCATCGCATTTTTACAATGCTCATTCAAAAATAATTGTATATTGAACTGGTTGTTAGTTGTATTATGACTGTTGGTATGGACTTGATTACCTATAGATGGGATAATATCTATCATTTTTTCCATGACATCTTGATTTTTCAAGATTACATTTTCCATCACCTCTTGGTTCTTCAAGAGCATTTTTATCAACATTTCTTTGTCAATTTCTAAGTTTGGTAAAATAGTATTAGAACTGCTATGTTTTTTCTCATTCTCCTCCTCACATTTCTTTCGATGATTCCATAAGGATGAAGCATGTTTAAATATTTTTCCACACTGACAACTATGTTGTTTATGAATGGTTGAAGTCGTGTCGAACGTATTGGAACTATTTTCGGCACATTTGTTCGTATTTGTTCGTATTTGATGTTTCAGTGACAATAAGTGTCTATCGTATTGACTCTTACGAGAGCTATTATAGTCACATATATTACATACATATTTGTCGAACATTTTGGAACTAAGATTGTTCGTCATTTTTCGTATATTATACGAAGATAAAATGTTCCTAAATACTTTTACATAAAAACACATAAAATATCAAAAATTTACAATAACAAATTTTTATTTTTCAAAATGAAAATGAGAGCATTATGCTCTAAAACGCATTTTTCACGCTTTTTCCAATCCTATTTCCAAAAATAAAAAAAATACACAAAAATACCCTGTGTAATTTTTCAAAATCGAAAATCAAATTGAAAATCACGAAAAAAGTGACTTTGCTACATCCATCAAAAGCAGAACACTTTTTTTGGTTGAAAATGCCTCACTACATCATGTAGGTAAACCCTACATAAATATATATTCAATATTCCTAATAATAAATGTCCTACATCATGTAGAGAGATAAAACATGGAATATATGATGTACTAAAAACGACAAATCCATATAAAAAATACGCATTTCTCGTTTTTGGAGGATGAGTTACGACTAACCGAACCATTACAATAAATATATTCCAATAGGTATGTAAACATATTTATTCAACACAAGTATTTTTTCTTGTCTTCACTGTCCAAGTAGACACTTTTACTAATCGACCTGACAATTTTTCTTGTTTCTTTTTCATCAAAGTCTACATCAGTCATAATGTTACAAATAAGTTCTGTAAATCTCATTTGTTTATTCTCTACCGTGTCCCATCCTATATTAGCTTCTTTCCATCTACTTATCAATGTCCTCTTCTTTCTTATCAGGGTTTTTATGCCCTCTACTACCTTGAGCAATTCAGTATCCTTTTCCCAAATATCCGATTCCTTCACGTAGAGGGTTTTTCTCGTGGCATCCGTACAATGTATCGGTCGTTCTAGTATATCCAATTTATTTAGGCCATTGGTTATCATGTTGGTAATGGTCTTTGTTAAGCCATTTTCAATGGTGCTATCATAGGTTGATGCGGTAATGGGTAATGAATCGATAAAATCCGTCAGGTTCATCGCATTTTTACAGTGCTCATTCAAAAACATTTGGATATTAAATTGATTATTAGTCGTATTATGACTATTTGTATGGACTTGATTACATATAGATGGAATAATCTCCATCATTTTTGTCATCATTTCCTTATTTTGTAATAAAATCGACATGATTGTATGTTTGTCGATGACTAATCCGGTATCCGAAACGTGGGTTGTACTATAGTTTGATACTGTATTTGTCGGTACACATTTTTTTTTATGATACCACCAGCTATTTCGAGCAGTATATATTTTACCGCAATGACATTCGTACTGTTTGTGGCATTTTTTGGCATTTTTTTGTTCTAAAACAGTCGAATTTGTTCTAATTTGATGTTTTCGTGTTAGTAAGTGATTCGACCAATTACTTTCTTTACTACACGAAAAGTCACATTCTTCACAATGAAATTTTTTAGCATTTTTTGGCATGAAATTCATTCTAAATCGTTCTATATATAGAACATACAAAAATGCCTAAATCATTTCGCATAAAAATACATAAAATATCAAAAATTTACAGTAATAAATTTTTATTTTTCAAAATGAAAATGAGAGCATAATGCTCTAAAACGCATTTTCACGCTTTTTCCAATCCTATTTTCAAAAATAAAAAAACTACACAAAAATACCTTGTGTAATTTTTCAAAATCGAAAATCAAATTGAAAATCACGAAAAAGGTGACTTTGCTACATCCATCAAAAGCATACCACTTTTTTTGGTTGAAAAAGCCTCCCTACATATGTAGGCAAATACCATCTTGTCCAACCAAACAATTAGATGTGATACATCCACTAAAAACCAGAAATGCGTACTACAACTACTTGTATCGAATTTACAGGGGATACAATATAGTACAACGATTGAAGATATAGATAAAAGGAAATAAAAATAAAGACGCTATTTATACATGCCTGTACTGGACGAAGAATATTTAATAAAATCGTTAGATAATGAAAATAACATTGGTATTGAAAATCTGACTACTAAAAAGATAAAAACTATCAAAAATGATTGTTTACAGCAGTTACAACTGCCAAGAGACAAGTTAAAGGAATTTCACTTGAAATTAAAACATTACCGGTTTGTAGACGATTTAACGAATATTCAATATGGTAGATACATAAGATGGATTAATTTAAAAAATCCAGAAAACCTTTGTTTGACAAATGGAGGGGTAATAATTGATATTCAGTTACAAGACGATGGAATCTATGTGTTATGTAAGAATTTCATGAATAAACGTTTTAAAATAAAGATCGACGAATGTTTTATATTTCAAAAATTAACCGATCAAGAAAAGACCATATTATCTGCGTTGGACTATCTCGAAAAATAAATACCAAAATGTGTATTTCTAATCATATGAATTTAGTTGAAATAAATTATCAGAACAATAATGTATTGATAATTTATTGTATTTGTTATTATACACGAGACGCCATATCGTGTTGTTTATGTAAATTTGTAAAAAAGGTGATATACCGTGTAATAATGCTTTTGTATATCAGCTTCAATGGTGGGAATGTCTCGCATATATTGAGAGCCGTCCTAATTTGCACTTTATTTACTAAAGCAATGTGAATAGAATGGTATAATAGTTCATCACGGGTCCATTCGTCGATATTTGTATTCACCGGACCAACATATGGAATGTTTTCTGCTATAACAATCATGTCTGCTAATTTAGTCATTACAAAAGCTATTTATTTTTTTTTGACTTTTTAGTCGTATTAAACCCGATTTTTTTACTAAACTTCTTCAATACTTTTTTTGTCCCTTTCATAGGAAGTAATTTTTGCCCCTTTTTACACTTAAATTTATAAAAATCAATACCTCGATTTTTAAAGATACTCTCTCTACAGAGTCCAATGGCTGCCTTTTCTGGAATTTGTCGTCTTGACTGAACTTTTTTAATACATTTACATAATTTACCTGCTAACATGTCTTCTGCGATATCTTTATACGATTTATTATTCGGTTTAGGAAGTTCATAAAAACGAGCAATCTTTTTATATTCCATAGTTGTGAGTTCCATACGTGAGTGAGTATATTATTTGGTGAGATTTTTTATAATAGTTTAATATATACTAATTAAATGATTAAAAAACCACTTAAAATAGTTGTATTTGATTTGGATGAAACATTGGGTTATTTTACGGAATTTGGAATTTTTTGTGACTGTCTAAATAAGTATTTTAAAACGAATGAATACAGCAATACAAAATTTAATGAATTGCTAGACTTATATCCGGCCTTTTTACGACCGAAAATAATGAATATATTACGCTATTTAAAAAGCAAAAAGAGTGAAAATAAATGTTACAAAGTAATGATTTATACAAATAATCAAGGAGACAAAAGTTGGGCAATAAATATAAAAAAATATTTCGAAAATAAAATAGATTGTGAACTATTCGATAAAATAATTGCGGCATTCAAGGTGAGAGGAAAACATGTTGAACTGGGCAGAACAACTCAAGACAAAACGATGGATGATTTTATAAGATGTACTAAATTACCTGACAATATAGAAGTTTGTTTTATTGATGATTTATATCATTCCGGTATGGAAACGGATAATGTTTATTATATACACGTAAAGCCGTATAAACACCAGTTATCTATTGATAAAATGACGAGTATATTTCTAAATTCAAGTCTAGGACGAGATATTCAAGAGAAAGAAGTGTTTATAAATTCTATAAAAAATGAATTTAACAAATATGATTATAAAGTTAGCGAGAAATCACCATCAGAGCAGGAAATAGATGACATCATAGGAAAGCGAATGCTACAACATCTGAAACAGTTTTTTTACGAAAATACAAGCCGTACCGTTAAGCGAAAACATAAACCCCGTAAGAACCACACTGTCAAACGTCATAAGTAAACCGTAAATCCAGATAAATTGTATGTATTACATCATTAGCGAGCGAATTTGAATATTTTTACTAATTCTAAAAAATCGAATTTGTCGGATAACTGGGCAAAAATAGTGGTGGTTAATAAAAATATGGCAGATGAAAATACAACGGTTCTGTCAAATTCTGTAAAATGAATTTTAACGAGCGGGTTAAATCGTATTAATAAAAACAAAGTAACATATGTTTTCATATAAGTATCCAACATACCTAAATATTTGGGGTTATAGTAGCCTATGCGAAAATAAGCAATAATATACAATAAGTAAGAAAGATACAGAGCAACATAAAATAGTTGTTGATGTAAATACATTATCTATACATTATACAAGTAAATAATATTTTACAATAATTTTATAAAATATTTTTTGGATTTTCGTTACGTTATATTATATTACATTATATTACATTACATTACTATACTCAAATATTTACATCAATTGTAAGTTTGGTACGCAGTTTTGTAGAGGATGAGGAGGAAGAGGAGGAAGCGATGCCATTTTTTTTCTTATACACGTCCAATTGTCGGGCACTTGAATCTGTGGCATCGCAATATCGGGGCATCCAATAAGCAGGTATAACATGTGCCTGGTTAGGATAATAACTTTCAAACACTTCTCTATAATACAATTGCTCCTTTGTAGTAGGTGGGTTGATAGTATATTGGCTACATTTTTGGATAAATTCCTCATTGGTATATTTATTATCTAATTTGGTCTGAATAATTGTATACCAAGAGTTTTCTTGAGAACTGACGCCATCGCTAAAAGCTTCTTTGGTTCTCCACAATACATCCTTCGGAAGAAGTGACGGGTCCATTACATTAACAGACTGCCGAAGTAGGTATTTTTCAATGTTATTATTATTATTATGGTTTCTAATACTAATAGGCAAAGATAAATATTCGTGGACAAACGTTCTATCTAAAAATGGCGTTCTAGGTTCTAGACCATGACAAGATATACAACGGTCACTTCTTAGTACATCGTAATATTGTAGATTGGATAATAACCGTTTACATTCATAATCAAATTCAATGTCACTTGGACAATTATGAAAATACATATATCCACCAGTCAATTCGTCAGATCCGTCACCATTAAAAATAACCTTGGCATCACTAATTTCTGATATATATTTAGCAACAAGATAATTACCCACGCTTGCGCGAACAGAGGTTGTATCGTAGCTTTCAATATTATAAATAACATCTGGTATAGCAGAAAAAAAATCATCTTCTGTTAATATAATTTCTGTATGTTTAGAGCCAATATGATCTGACACCATCTTGGCATACTTTAAATCAGAACCACCCATCATGCCAATGCTATATGTTTGTAACTGACCCTTGGGCACAAATTTAGATACGATGGACGATATTAAACTACTATCCAATCCTCCTGATAGCAAGCATGCTAAATTTCGTTGCATAGTGATTACTCGTTTTTTCACGGCTTCCACTAGTGTGGTGTAAATCATAGAATAATAACGTGACAACTCATTGTTGTCAATACCAATACTATTTGCTATGATTTTATGGTTATAATTAAAGGATGTATACACCGTCTGTGGAACACTAATAGTATAGTCATTGTTATTTATAGAATACGCCATATAAGTTCCAGCTGTAAAATTGTCGCACTTATCGCATAATCCACTTACTTGTTTTAATAATGATGAGAAGACAATATGCTTATTTTTAGTTTCACCATAATACAACGGCCTAACTCCAAATGGGTCTCTAGCAACAAATACTGTGTTGATATTGGAATCATATAACACAAACGCAAATACACCGTCCAAGTTTTCCAACGTATATTTGATGCCATATTTTTTATACAAATGAAGTATGCTTTCACAGTCTGAATTTGTGTTAGGAGTTACTCCCAACTGATTGTATATGGATTTATAATTGTATATTTCGCCGTTACAAATGAGATAAATGCCCGTGTCGGTGGTATCATTACTCTTAATACAAATAGGTTGGTTTGATTGTTTATCAAGGCCATTGATAGCCAAACGATGAAACCCAAGAAATAGATTCTGATTAAAATGTTCCATTGTAGAAAATTCTGGCCCGCGTGATTGACCTTTTAGAAAAAACGGTTCAATTTGTGAATATAGGTTTGAACTATCATTCGCACGTAATGATGCGAGCAAGGCAAAGATTCCACACATATAGATATATCCTATATATTGAAATCTTTAGGTATTTTCCAAATTATTATATTCGAATAATATAATAATATGAACAACATGAACAACATGAACAACATGAACAACATGAACAACAATACGAATAAAATGTATGGAGTAGTAGACGGATTATATACATGTAATCACGAAAGAGTAGATGAATTAAACAATAGAATTGCTGATAGAAATGTTCCGTCAAATGCGCTACAACCACAGTATAGCATACGCCCATCGTCTACCAAATACGGGTATATGCCAATATTGGACCAATATAAAAAGTCAACCACAGAATTAAACACTTACAGACCTTATTCTACAACTGCTGTATTTAATCCTGGAAATGCTCAAGCTCCTTGGAGTGGTTTTTCAAACAATATTAATACCGAATCAAAATTAAGAAACCAGTTTTTTGCATTACAAAAGTGTGAACAGGCCGAGTTTGTTCCATCCTCTACGAGCGATTTATACCAAACTAATATTGATTATACCCCTCAAAAACAAACGCACCCGTTATTATTTGAGAAGCCGGATTTAGCACCATTTAATCCGAATGTTCATAACTTAGGAAACAGTTTGTTTAATAATCATACAAGATATCAATTGAAAGATAGTTCGTGTGATTAGGTAAAACAGAAAATATATATTCATTGAATTATGTAAATGGACGATGGTTCAATGAATATAACACCGAAACCAACAACAACAAGAGAAACCAGACCAAGACAAACAACAACGCCAACAATAAAAAACATATCGTCGATTGACATGCATATGTTAGCCGATGGCAAAGACGATCTACTAGAGAATGCGAACCATTCAATGAGCGAAATAGATAATATAACGTTAAATTATTTTGCGAATAAATCACAATACGTAAATATATTAAAAAAAACAGAAATAAGTAAAGACAAAAAGTTTAAAACAAATAAAAAGTTTTATAAGAAGCGTATATTAGATTTAACAAGGAGATTATTTAGGGATGATGAAGAAGAAACGGTAGACATACATGTAAATAATAGTTTTAATACCTATATAAAATCATGTATAACTTATTTTATGTTTTTAGACAAGAATGATATTATTCAAGAAAAATATGCGATTGATATTACTAATCAAACACCGTTAAGTGAGATAGACGATATACACGACGAGATTGATACAAACGATACAGAGAACAAGTTAGAATATAAAAACCGTGACTACTTATTTAGTAAACCGGGAGAAGTTAAAAAAGTCACACTAGATACGTTTGTAATAAAAACAATTGATAATTCAAAACCAATGATACTACCCAAGAGAGAAATTACGAATATAAAAACAAAGGAACACAAAACAAAAGGAATAAAGAAAAAGAAAAATATAAATAATATTTATGAAGAGACAAACAATGAAATTACACAAAACGAGTAAACAAAATACACGTCGTAAAATAAACGGCGGAAAACAAACAAAAAAAAATATTACTACGACGTTATCTAAATCTAGCAAACCGATTAAACATTCGTATAAAAAGGTAAACTGTAGTCCGAATCCAAATAAAAGTAGTTTTTCATGTTATACGAATGACGCGTTGTTTAAAATGAAAACATATTGGAATGCTAGACATGAACGTGATATGATATCTACAAACGACCCAAAAGAAATTTGGATTGAATTACGGAAAAAAATGTCTGGTGTATGTGATAGAGAATCATGTTGGTTAAGAAGTAAATTTATGGAAGGCAAAGTAGACAACGAGTTACTGAATTATACATTTGCGCCAAAATCACCGGATGACTGGAAAAAAAAACCAAATGAATGGTTAAGTAGCACAGATATAACTTCTGTGATGAAGCAATATGAAAAATACTATAAATGCTTCGAGTTTTTAGGACCATCGCCTATTGATTATGATTCTCATAAATTATACGGAGAGTGTGTATGGGAAGAGTTATGTAATTTAAATATAAGTGACTTTATTAAACGAAATAAGAATAAAATTGGTATTATTTTAAATACCGACCCACATTATAAAGACGGAGAACACTGGATATCTTTGTTTGTAAATATAAAAAAGAATTTTATTGTTTATTTTGATAGTAATGGGGACGAACCACCAAAACAAGTAGTTAAATTGATAGAGAAGATAAAAAACCAGGGAAATCAATTAGGAATAGATTTCAATGTACATATGAATACTTTTGAACATCAAAAAACAGACTCGGAATGCGGTATGTATTGTTTATATTTTACGATTCAAATGTTAAAAGATAAAGATATTACTTATTTTTTAGAAAATGAAATTCCGGATAAGGAAGTATTTGATTTACGAAATAAATATTTCAACGCTGATTGACATTATAGTTTGTTCATTTTTTAGAACGTCTCGATTGTTTCGTTCGTTTCATTCGTTTCATTCGGTTCACGTTTTTTGTCCGTTTCATTTTTTTAGTATGTTTTGATCGTTTTGTCCGTTTTGATCGTTTTGTCCGTTTGATATGTTTCGTCCGTTTCACCTGTTTCATTTTTCTCTTCCCATTATTTTTTTTGCCACCACCAGTTATATTATTATCTAATATGATAATGCCTTCTTGTATTGTATTTTCATATTTATCAACTATTTCATTCATATCCATATTAGATGGGTTAAATATGTTTTCAAATTCGTTGTTTGTTAGTGGTTCTTTATTAGCGACAAAATTTATTTTCAAATTATTCGGTTTTAATATGTTTGTTGTGCTTGTTGCGTTTTTTGTATTATTTTTCATTGCCATGACACCCTCATTCATTAGAGATGATGTATTGTCAATGTTCATGTTCATGTTCATATTTACACTTGACATTGTATCTATCAACTCACGCCCACCTTTCAGTATACTACCTCTATACTTTGAACTATTTATAGCGCGAATGCGTTCCATAACACTGGGGTAATTTTCGTTTATTTTTGTGATCATTTCTTCTTGAAAACTATCGATAGCTTCTTTAAGCATGGTGTAGCCAGAATTCAACTCTGTTTCTGATTGTAAAAAAGTAACGACCCATTTATAACTATCCCAACTATAAGCATTTTGATTGGTTAAAGGCTGTTTCTCTTGTGTAATTACATGTAACTTCACTGATGGTTCGTCAACTGTAGGTACATTTACATACTTATTTTTGAAAGCAAGACCATAGTCGATTATTAAACAACGACCTAAATATACATTCTCTAGTTTATTATATCTATATTGGGTATTGATCAATATATTTTTCATATGATAATCACCGTGCATATATCCGATATCATACAGACGCAATAATTCATACACAGCTAAATATTGATACATTATTCGCTGGGCCGAATTGGTTGTTTTTTTCATTACATTCCATAATGTATCATAATTCTCGGCAAACGACATGGCAATAACTCCTAGTTTGAGAGTACCGTTGGCCTCATATAACGATTTCATACGCTGTAAGAAGACCTTGTTTTCGTCATTGGGCATGTTATTTATCATAACGGATAACAAGTTTTGAGCTCTACTTTTTTCGCTGGTATTATTGACTATATTTGAATAAACAATTGGAGGACAAACCGCTTCTAAATTATTATTCGTTTTTTTATACACTTCTGTTTGAACGCGAATTTCATTTAAAAAATCATCGCTTGTAGTAACATCCATTTGTAATACATTGTCTATTAGAGACGGTAATTCTGTATTCTGTTTATCGTCGAATACGGGGACTAATTTTACAAATAACTGACCACATTTAAGCGTTTGTTCTGTATTATTCAATGATATTACGTTATATCCAGATTTCGCTAAATCGTTTATTTTTACACTATAACCAATACCATATGCTCCTCTATTGAAATAGGTAACTGTGGAGATTTTGGTATAATCCATGAATTTTTTTGTATCTGTATTTTTATCATTTTCATCTACAAAAATAGACATATAATATATAATATATAAATATAATTTATTGAATTTATACAATATCAGTAATCTTATGTTAAAGAGCAAGAGCAATACATTTGTAACTAACGAGAATAAAGGAATGTTATGGGGTTTATTACAAGAAAGTAATGTATTTGACGGGATTGAAAACGAAAAATTTAAAAACATTCAAAACATGTTTGAAGATACGATTGATGCTATAAATAAAAGCAATACACAGTTGTCTTTGTTGGAAAAAAACAAAATGACGATGGAGACGTTGTTAAAGAGAATAAGTGATGAAAAAAGTAAACCAAAGAAAAATATTCAGATGATTTATAAAGCAGAAGATCTACAAGACAAAAGACAACACGAATTTAATATAAAATTAAAGGAACACCAGGAGAGTATGAATTCACTGATAAACCCATCAAAACCAAAAGAAGTGAGTTTTAGTGATGAAACAAACAATGAAGACAAACCAATTGGAGATGAAATGGACCGATTAATAGCAGAACGTTTAGCTAGTCGTGAACGCGAGTTGGAAATACCTTCTATAACAAAAGAGGCTGAAGAATGGTTAAGTAATAATGGTAATAATAGTAATATTATTAACAGCCGTATTAATAATAGTAGTCATAACACCAACAACAATAGTAATAACAAAGAGGCAATACTTGAAAAAAGGGTATCTTTTAATAAAGATATAGAAAATGAGATAACTGATACATATAGACAAAAAACTCCGATAAATAGGGTGAATACGACGATACAAAATAACCTTTTCAACAAGCTTAAGCGAAAAACAAACGAAATACCGTTGGATATAGTAGATACACCAAATACACCAACTACAGCACCTGACAGAATAACAGATATAGAAGAGAACATAAAATTATTAAAAGATAATCAAGAAAAAATATTGTCAATGTGTTCGCAGATACTATACATATTACAGGAAAATAAAGAGTAAAAATATTATGTAAAAATAATATCTTATCTATTTACATATTCACGTAGACAGATAGATGAGTACGAAAATTAGCAGAAGTGATAGTGTAGATGTCTGTATAATAAGATCTAGAACGAGTAGTTACGAATATCAAAGAAGTAATAGTATAGGTTCTCGTAGTATGAGTATTGATAGCATAGACAGTATTACATTGGAATACGATACAACAAAGACAACCGATAATCCAAATATCGTAATAATGTCTAATGGACATAAAACCAGAAAACGCGACGTATATTTGAATTCTGATATGAATAAGCCATCCGGTTTAGAACCGTCGCCTACGCCATCATCGTATTTAATTCGTATAATGTCAAAATCCACAAAGAAATAAACACACAGAAAGTAAAAATAAGAATGATATCATTTTTATTTTTAGTTGTATTTTGTTTATACGATGACGATTTTTGCTACATATTACGGTAAGGAACTTATACTTTTACAAATTTAAATTTTCCATCCGATTTCTTTACCAATCTTCCAATAAGCAATGGCTCGCCACCAAATTCGACCGCGTCTTTATAACTTTGTAAGTCATATATGTCATTTGTCTGTGGATTTCTAGCATATTTATTTTTAATTCCGTCGATAGGAATAGTGATTTCTTCTGCGGTCCAAGTAATAATCTTTTTATTCATTTGCGTTACCGTATCTGCTTCTTCACTCGAAATAGACGGCTTATAAGAAAACGAATAGGGCGACGCTTTTCCGAAACTAAAACACTTGACGGCATCCTTTGTTCCTGGTTTATTATAAATGGCACAATCCATAGACGATTCTTTGACGGCTGTTAATAATTGTTGACTAATACGCTCTTTAATAGTAGAGATTTCATATAATGTTTCGTCACTTGTTACTGGAACGGCATCATCAAATTTACTGACATCGTTTAACTTCAATTCAATTGCCCCGTCACCTGACAATTGTTCCTTTGTAAAGGTCATTAAATACAAGAATACGTTAACCGTTCTTAGTTGAGGAGGTAATTCCTGATGACTACATATTCTTCTAGCTCGCCCAATAACTTGCTCGATGCGCACCGGATGCCAATATGGTTCAATTATATGAACATAACGTGTATTCTTTAAAGAAATACCTTCCGCTCCGGAAGCAGTAATCATTAAAACCTTTATGATTTCACCATATAAATTATTAGTTGAAATGAGTGATAACTCGCTTGTAATCGTATCAGGAACAGACGACCAGTTACTATTGTATATGTTACGAATAATTTCTTTTTCTTCAACTGTTTCAGTACCGGTATATAAGGCATAAGTAGGTAACCCGCGCTTGTCTTCTGGTATATTAAGACGCCATATATCCGCAGTATCCTTTTTAATTTTAAACTGTGTAAACCCATTCGCATCTAATATTAATTTCAACACACCAATTCCTTCTATCGTTCTAAATTGAGTGTAAATTAAATGTAGTCCTCTAAAATCCGCGTCCTTCAAGTTGTCCAACACATGTAGAAATTTAGGGCTATATACTTCTAATCCTTTTGGTGTTAAGTATTTATCCGCATTTTCTCTCAAGTAATTCATTTCAGTTTGAATTCTGGCAGCATAGGAGGCGTCTGTTTGATTTTTTATCTCACTTTCCAATAAATCGATATCATCCGCCCCATAAAGACCATCTGGATTGTCTAATCTATCGCGTACAGTAATAGCGTCCAAGATATCTTCGTCGGCGTTTCCTTTTAATACGGCTTCTACGTCCTCACCTTCCTTTGGCATAGGTCTGCGGTTCTCGGGAAAAACAAAATTACAAAATGCTCGCGAAAAGATACGATATGATGATACGGTATCTTGATATACATCGGTTGCTACTTGTTTCAACTTTTTCTTAGCGGCTGCTTTAGCAACCTTTCTTTCTTGAATTCTGGCTTGTTCATAGACACCAAATTGATAATCACTCATGGGAATTTTCACAACCTTAAAATCCATGTCTTTATTAAACTCTGGCATAAGTTGTTCCTGCGCACTTCTAAAATAAGAAGTGAGCCCTAAAACACGACGCTTAAACAGATTCTCATTTTTAATATTACCTGTAGCCGGGTCTATAAAACGATTTTGAAAGGACTCCAAACTGTCTTCTAACGATTTATATGTATCTACCTGAATATTGTTTGAAATGACATCTATTTCATTTCTGTTTAATATAGAAGTAATGATTTTAACAAAGTCCACGTCGCTAACGTCTCCTCTATTTTTAATATTAAAGGTGGACACGCCTTTATAGACACCGTCTTTATTTATATCAATGAAACCGAATGGGTTACGTGTAACAGTTAGTAATTTCAACGATGGTTTATAATCCAAATAATCTAAAATGTTGACGTCTTCAAATATTTTCAAGAGTTCTTCCTTGTTTATTTTGCGGGTGCTTTTTATATTTAATGGGAACGTCCATGTTTTAATATAACCTCTTAAAATATTGAATAGAATCGCAATTTCGTTAGGATAATTAATCATTGGAGTGCCGGTTAATAAGACAATTTTACAGTTTTGAGCAGAAAGCAAATATTCATACAAGCGCATAGAAATGGATTCAGGGCGTTTCATTTTATTTACAATACGACTTACCAGATTATGTGCTTCGTCAACTATAACAACCTTGTTATCAAATGGGTTGAGCGAGTAGCCTTGTGTTAGATCCTTTAAATGACTATTTCGTAATCCATTATAATTGATAAATTTATATCGGTACGTAATCATTTCATTAATTTGTAAATCAAGACTATTCTTTTGATCGGTAGACAATTCATTAAAATTTGACTCCTTTTTAACGTTGACTAACCAGGCGCCCCCATTTTTTTTAATAAAGTCGGGGGTTATATTTAATATTTTAGATAGGACAGTAATAATATCCTCTGTGTCGCTGTCTTTGTCTTTGTCTTTATTTTTATCTTTGTTTGTCGTCTGCGCATTTACGTCGCTCCTACTTTTACCACTTGAAATAACGGGAACAAATTCCCAAAACTGATTCTTCTTGTACATGGTATCTCCGCAATTTTTCAATTCTTGTAAATAATTCATTCGTAAAGAAGCCGGGGTCATTACAACAATTTGCTTGTTTGTTTTCATACCTTCCGCAATGGCAATTGAACTACATGTTTTACCACTGCCTAAACCATGATATAAAAGTAAACCTCTATAAGGAGTATATAAATTCAAATAATCTCTCACTATTTTTTGATGTGTAAGTAGTGTAAATTTGGCATCATCCGGTCTATCGCAACTGATGCTAGATTCTAGATTATTAAGTTCCTCTTTATATGGTCTAAATAAGGCGGTAATAAAGTTAGTGAACACTTCCCGGTTGTTCATATAATAAGCATTTGCCCTTAATAAGACTTTGCTCTCCTTGGGAGGTAATCGAGCAATAAGTTTAGCGTCGCCGATAAGCTGTTCCATATCAATGTCGTCTGCGATAATATCCATTTTAGGCTTAGGTGTACGTCTTGTGGTATCTGGCTCGCGAATTTGTTCGGGTGTTTTTTCAACTTCAAGGCGTAATTTTTTGGCTATTTTCTCCACCTTTTTGGGAGGAGCAGTAACAGCAGCAATACTGATAGGAGAAGGCGCCTTGTCTTGTACAATTTTGGTGGATACGACGGTTTTAAGTTTTCTAAGAAAGTCGGTTCTGTCGACTAATTTATCCTTCGTCTTGTCTATAATTTTTGTCTGTATTTCAACGTTTTCTTTTTGTTCTGGTATTTGTTCCACCAGTTTAACCATAATTTGTTCTATTTTTTTCGGCATCGGTTTTACTTTTAATTTTTCTAAAACACTTGTAGACATCTACTATATTAAATAAAGACAATAAAAAACATTTATTATCTTTATTTTATGATTGTATTTTGGATTTTAGACGTACGTTAGATTTTAGACATTTGTCTACCAGGTATAGCTAGTCTACTCTATTAGTTTCAATGTTTCTTCACATGCCATCTGTTCCGCCTTTCGCTTAATTTTATGTGTACCTCTTCCTAAAAATACGAATACCTTTCCTTCGCTGTGAAATTTGGCTTGGACCTTTTCAAAAGAACCAAACATAGTGAAATGGTCGGCCTCTTCCTTTCTGACCTCGTGGATTTTCTGTCCTAAACACAAGTATACACCCATTTCATAACCATAGTCGTCGTCATGTGAAATTTCGATATAATGAGGGGTATCTTGAAACTGTTTCTGTATTTTAACTTGAAGAATATTTTTATAATTATCATCGTCTTGAATTAGTTTGACCCAGTCAATATGCTTCTCGAAAATACTCTCTACAAATATCTGAGCAATTTGAAACCCGGGACCAGTTACAAATACATTTTTAAACCAACCTTCTTCGTCCTTTACATCGATTTTATTAAAATCCAAGAAAAGAGCTCCTAAAAAGGCCTCAAATAGACAACCCAGTTTTTTTAGATTGGTTCTCGTCTTCTTTTCCTCCGCGTGCTTTGAAATAATATAATATCTATGTAGTCCCATTTCAAGTGCTAATTTACCAATTGCTTCGTTTTTAACGACGGCTATCTTTTTTTCCGTCATAAACCCTTCGTTTTCTTTTGGAAACCGGCGATATAGATAATATTTAGTAATACATTCTAAAACGCCGTCTCCTAAAAATTCCAAGCGTTCATTTGATTTAGTATGAAGTGGCAAGCAATCAACTGGTTGTTCTGTGATTGTGATATTCTCTTGTAAATTATAAAGTTGAGGCCTTTTTGTATAAGACTTGTGTACGAATGCCCTTTTATAGAGAGCCATGTTATGAACTGTTCCAGGAACACCATATTTTGTTAGAATAGATTGAACTTGGCTCAATGTAATCTCAACATTGTTGGAATTATAGGGATTAAAAATAAGGCCCTCGTCTGTTTTAACAAAATCGTCGTCGTGAGAAATTTTAAAATCCGCCATTTGACTTTACACGTATAAATAATATATAGGCTACTATTTATATTAATTCATTAAAGATACAATAAGTTTAAAAAAAAATATTTAGTGATTATATAAATGGTTGGATATATGCAAGGAAGTAAAAGAGCTAGAAGTACTCCTTCTATCTCTAATAAAACCTCTATTTTTGGTATAATGGGTGGTTTAGCCCCCCGTACAGGTGTTCGTGATGTTGCTGCGTACAGACATATTCAAATCAAGGGAGGCAAGGGAATACCTCAATTAAATGGTCTAACCCCTGCCCAACAACAACTTTACTTGGAACAAAACAAGTTGCTTTCTGTCAATCCTTTAACATCTGGAGGTGTTGGTAAACGCGTTCTTATGTTCCGTTAAGAATTAGGACGACAACTGTATAATATATTATCTAGTCATATACTATATTATGCCTCAAAGAAATGGATATAGAAGTCAACGTGGACGTTCTTCTGTTGCCAGGAGAGCCCAGTTTGGTGGACCAAGTGGTACCAATGGAATTATGCCGGCCGTTTTTGTAATGACTACAACTGGACAAACTGTTAGAACCAGTTATTTTGGTGGACCTAAAAAGGGTGGTGCTGCCCCGAGTGCCACTGGATTTATGATAGCAAGCTCATCATCACAGGCATTTCAGCCAGTCGCCCCAGCTCAAAGACCTAATTTTCTATTTAATTTTAGACAAAACTTTGCCAAGGGATATGCCGGTTCAGGGGGACCTTTGCTATAAACTGAAATGACAACGAATTATTTGTAATGTAAATCTATACTAGTAAATCATAATACTATACACATTTGAAGATTTAAAATGTCATAATATTATATACATATCGACCTATGTCGGCATTTGATACATCTGATAAAAACCCAAAACAAATTGCGTCCGTTGCGAATGAACAAACATCAAACCTATTCGATAAGTTATTGGATGCCAATGTACCAAGTGAAAATATTGAAACAACATGTGATACAAATAAGAATTGCGAAACTTGTATTATTTTACCAAATACTATCAAGAGCGAATTAAGTTCTCAAAGTGATGAAATAGAGGGTTATACTTTAGGAAATCATTTCACGATTTGTAATTCTAATGCAGAAACAAACCTAAACGAAATTTTTGCTGGTGGTTCATCGTATATTACGAAAAAGCGTAACACAAAAAAACGTCTTAGAAGAAAACGAGGATTTCATCGAAATACAGGAGGGGGAGGAAACTGTATGTCGAATGGAACGTGTGACGACAAATACAATTCAAAAGAACCACCGAAAACAGTGTTAGATAAACCAGAAATGATAAGTCTTGATGGCATAATGATAATTATTGTTGATTTACACGGAGGATTAAAAATGCCCGCCCAGCCTATGACTGCTGAGTCAGTTGCCATTACAAATTTAGCATCAATCGCAGCTGCTCCTCCTGGTCTTGCTAACGTATCCTTACCTGGATATACGAGGCAAGTTCACGAAACGTATATAGCAAGAGACCTTAGAAAAAGTATGGAAGATCTTATTCAACAAAAATTTCAAGATAATTTACAAAAAATAGAAGATATAGCGGCTGCTGCTGCTGATTCTGGCGATAAACCTAAGAGTTATGCGGAAAAAAAGATGTCGTTAGTAAGTCCCGACCTATGTGTATTGATGTTAGATAATTTACGTCAATCTGTAAAAGAATCGAATGCGGAATCTTTCGCAGATTGGAATAAAACCCCTATGAGTGACCCGTATACCCGGGCTGCTTTGTCTAATCCGGATGAAAGATACCGAAGTCTTAATATCGTAAAAGGATTTGGTGTAGATCCACATCTAGAAAGAAGCTTACCATATAAAAAATATGTAGCGTATCATGATAAAAACGATAAAATGGAAAAAATGGGAGTTACTACAATGACATTTCGTGTAAATAACAAAAATAAAGTGACGAGTAGTAAAAGTTTTATATCCGGAGACGAGTTAATGCCGTTTATTAAATATGATGAACGCCCAGATCCCGCCGGAGGTACTTTATATTCTGCTACAATGGAGGACCTTATAACCTATTTTATCGGCAAAGCAAAAAAAGCCCCCGAAACAATTGTTCTGATGGACTTAACGTGTTCTATTTGTAGTGATGAAAGGCTATTGGCTAAACCACTCCCCGAATATTTTGGACAAACTAGGCGAATAGTACGAGGTGGAAGTAATAAAAAA